CCCATTGCTATTTGGTCCCACCAGCTCCCGCCTCCCACATCATTCCTTCCAGTGGGACCGTGGACCTTGGGGGACCTCGGCCAGCACCCCTATAGCGATCGCAGGCGATCGCAGGTAATACTCATAGGAGTGCTCCCACTGGGTCCTCGGGTCCCACTATCCTAGATCCACGAGACGAAAACAGGCGCGATGCGCATGGCTCTGCTCGCGCGCGAGCTGATACCTGCGACCGTTAGCAACGCACGTCACCACGCGTCCGCTCATCCGGCGCAACCACTCGCCCAGCCGCTTAGTCGAGATCTTGCCGTCCTTGTCGCCAGCCACACGAAGGAAGAATTCCTTGAGCGCCGGCGGATTGAGATCGCCCGGGGCGCGCGGCTCGTGAGCGATCTCGACCAGACGGGCGCTGAGGTAGGCCGTATCGCCCACCCTGAGCTCGCTCACCCACAGCTCGATCAGCTCGCCGAGGTCGGCGAGATCGGTGTCCTCGGCGCGGATTGCATCCGTGCTTTCGACCGGATCCGGCTCGCCCAGCCAGACCAGCGGACTACGCACCATGCGCGACCATTCGGCGTAGCTGGCAAATGGCCCGCACATCCGCGGCGCTCCTGCCGCCAGATAGGCGCGCATGATGGTCAACCCGGCGGCGACATAGGCGCTGCGGTTACTCGCGATCTGCCGTAGCACGTCCTTCTGGAATTCCCGCAGCTCCGGACGCTCGTCGAGCGCCTCGAGGCTGCAGATCAGCCCGCGCCGGATCATGTCGCCCTTGAGCGTGATGTTGTTACCGGTGCCGAACACCGCGGCATGGCATTCGCAGGTCGGCATTTCGCTGCGGCCAAGAATCCGAAGGTTGACAATCGGCCGCTCGGTGATTTGGCACAGCAGCTCGCCGCTGAGGTCGTGTTCGGCGTTGTCCAGCGAGAAGATCGGCACGCCGCCCAGGATCATTGAACTGAGCCGCTTCTCCGTCTCCTCCATGTTCTTGAGCGCCGTGATCACCGGGCAGGGCCGTCCGGTGGCAATCATGGCGAAGGTGTCGACCAGGTGGCTCTTGCCTGTCGCCGGCGCATGGGCGCGGACCAGATGCATCGGTGCGGTCGGCAACGAGCCGCGCACGAGTGCCGTCAGCAATCCGGAAAGTGCGATCGAGCGGTTGAGCCGCTTCTCCCGCTCGTCCTTTTGCTGGTCGCCTTTCGTCCCCTTGAAGGAAAATTCCGAGAGCAGGTCGGTCAACTTCTCGAGCGCCACGCGGGCTTCGTCCTTGCTCGGCTGCTCGGGTATCGGCGGCAGTTGAAAGGTCGGCAGCAGGTAGAGCTGGGTGTCGGGATCGTAGCCCGGCTCGTTGAGCAGCGAGCCATCCGATCGCAGCGTCGGGGTGGTGATGATGCCGCTGACGCGCGGGAATTTCCGCGCCCGCGCCTTCGTCAGCATGCCGCGCATGATGTGCACCGGCGGATCGATATCGATCCAGCCTTTGTGCTTGCGGCTGTACTTCTGGAACGTGGCGGCCTCGGCCGCCATGTTGGTAAGCGAGTCGGGGCAGAGCTCGCATAACTGTGCGGCCACGGTTTGCCGCCCGTCGGCGGCAAGCATGGTTTCGGCGACGGGCTCCACCAGTAGGTTGCCGCGCGAGAAGATCGGCAAGCCGGACGTCAGCAGCGCGCTCTCGACCTCGTCAAGGATGCGCGGCCGCTGGCCGTCGACGATCTGAATGACCGGACGCGGCCCCAGCGGCGCGCGTGGCCGTGGCTGGCTGCGCGGCTGGGCACGGCCGGCCTGCGCGCCACTGGCGATGGTGGCCTCCACCGCCGCGGCGCCGTCATCGGCGACCAGCCCGCAGGCCTGCGCGGCTTCGAATAGGCGGTCGTGGACCTCCTCCTCGTCGAGGCGTCCGCCGGCGACGATCTGATAGAGGTTGAAGGCCGCCGTGTTGAGCGTGGTGTTGCGCATGCCGGCCTGGGCGGCGGCGACCGTCTTGCATTCGTAGTCGAGCGCGGCGCGCGCCCAGGCGCTGACCTTGCGCCGGGCGAGCTCGATCAGCCAGTCGGGCGCGAGCACAGCCTGGGCGCCACCATCGACGGTATCCCAACGATAGACGCCGCCATTGGCGTTCCGGCTCGGCGGCAGGCACACGTATCCGCCCTCGCCGCGCACATCAATGCCCGGACCGATCTTGCTCGCACTGTTGCGGATCTCGACGCTGCTGTTCCAGGTGAAGATCCGATGCTTGCCCCCGCGCGGGGTGATTGTCATCAGGGTCTTCGGAATCTCGCTGTGCTGTACAACGAGTTGGGCGAGCGTTGCCTCGCCATCGATCTTTTTGATCGGGTTCTTGTCGGTGTCGACAACCCACATGCCACTCGCGGAGCCAGTGGGGGCGCCGATCATGGCGTTCGGCCACCGCTGCCACCACGTGCGAATTTGCGCCTCGTTGGTGGTCGCGTCTTTGAAGCCGTTAGGGGTGAGCGGTTTCTTGTCGAGCGGATTGCAGGGAAAGACCGGGATGCCATTGCGCGCATATTCGAGCGCAGCGTCGAGCTCATTGGGTGCGGCATTCGCTTGCGACTGCGGGCTCATGTGATTTTTCCTCCAAGCTTGTAGAACAGGCTGTGGAGATACTGGTGTTGCCTTGGAGTTGGCTCGCGCCCGTACACGGTGCGCGACGCCATGTCGTCAACGAACTCGTGGTGCTTATCCGGCAGCCGATGCTTTTGGCGCTGGCAGTAGAGCGCAACCTCCGACCATTCGGGCGCGCCATCGGTGTTACGGAAGGCGCCGGTCCCGTGCTGCTTGGCCTCTGCGGCTGCGACGCCTTCGGCGTAACCAATGGCGCGCGCGTTCTCGACCTCGGCGAGAACTTTTTGCTTATAGTCTTCGGTCAGGCCGCCGTTCTCAACGTGCTCGGCAAGCGCGTGAAAGCTTTGGTTATAGGCTTCGAGCAGACGCGCGATAGCGCATAGGGCTGCGAAGGCCTCGCCCCTGCTGTCCGACGCCAGCAAGCGGATCGGCTTGGCAAGCTTGGCGGCGAGCTCGCGCGGCAGCGCCATGGCTCACCCCTGACGCCGACGGTTGGCATTTTGCACCGATTGAGGCACCCATCGCCAATTGCTTGGTTCGTAATTGCCGTCGTTATTACGGCGATCAAGCGACATGCCAGGCGGCGGATCGCCGACGCTGCTGTAGAAACCCGAGAAGGTGAGCCACTCTTCGCAAACGCCGATACCGCGACCGCCGTAATAAGAGTACCAGGGGTGTTGGGGATTAAAGCAGCGTTGCAGTAGGTTGTCCCAACAACGATAAGCGCGACTCCGAGACAGGCCGTGCTTTGTGAAGCGTTTTCTTGCTATCTCCCGTAGAACGCATCCGCAGGTGGTTGAATTGCCTCGGCGTAAAGAGACCCCTCGCACGACGCGTTCTTGGCCGCAGTCACAACAACAACGCCAAAGAACATGTCTGCTACGATCTCGCTCTGGATGGATCGCAAGAACCGTCCAGCAGCCAAATCGCTTTCCGGCGATGTCGACAAGCTTGCCCATGCTTACCTCCAGCACCGTTCTTTGTGCGGGCACATCCGACATCGCCAATCCGTGGGGTCGTCATACGCGCGCGGCAGCAGCTCCCCGGCGCGCGTGGCCTCGATGATATTGACGGCGCGGTCAGACCACAGTTGCGCACGTTCAGCATCGTACGGCACGAAGAAGTGCAACCACTCGCAGGTATCGGCATTCGTGACCGTGAACAGCGCGGGATTGGTGACGTCGAGGTAGGTCTGATAGAGGCAAACCTGGCTGAGATAATGCGGGTATTTCTTTTCGAGTCCGTCGCGCTCGACCTCGCGCCAGCCCTTGGCGTTGAGAGCCTTATGCTCCCATACCAGCGGATAGATCACATAGGCGCCCGGCAGGTCGGGGCCGTGAATGATGATGCCGTCGGCGTGGCCGCGCAGCGCACCACCCGCGGCGCTGAAGGCCAGCGCCTCGGGCGGCGCAAACTTGAACCCGACTGCCGCCAGATGCCGGCGCGCACGCTCCTCGAAATAGTGTCCGCGGTCGAAGATTTCGCGCGTCCTGGCCGCGAGCACGGGCTTGCACCACCAATCGTACTGAATGCGCCGCGCGCATTCGTGCCCGACGATGCTCGCGCCAAGATAAGGGCGCGGTAATTCCGCCGCGGTCGCCGCGGCGCGTTCGATCGCGTCGTTAATGGCGCCGTTGATCGGTTCAAGCGAAAGGCTGGCACGGTTGAGATTAAGCACAGCAGGCTCCGTCGAGAATAGCGCTGCACTCCTCGCAAAGCCCGTTTGACAACTCAGCGGACATTACGGTGTACAGAATTTTCGCCCGCTCGCTGAGCACGTAGACCGGCTGGAGCTCGCCCTTGCTGTCGGGGCGCATCTCGCCGGTGGGCACGAGCAATCCTTCATCGACCATCAGTTCCCACTCGCTACGGATGCTCATGATGGGCCTCCGTGAGCGAGACATGCGCCCGCCCGCGCCAGTCGAAGGGCAACTGCACGCGGCCCGGCTCAATAATCGGAGCGCACCAGCCGAGGCCGCTTTTGAGGAGGGCATTGCGGGCGACATCGCCCGCGCCGATCAGCACGACACCGGTTCCGGGCTCTTTGCCGATCGAGCCGTCGGGCCGATAAAATTTGACTTTGCCGTATGGAAAAAGAAGCAATTGCGCGTTCGGCGCGACGACCTCGCAAAACCAATCGGCCGATGTGCGAGCGGCAACCAGTGCGATGCCGTAGTTGTGCTCAAAGAACCGTTGGAGCCACGGCACCTGTCCGCGCCGGCCACCGAATGGAAAATTTCCCCAGACGAGTGTTCGCCGGTCTTCGTTGATCTGCCACGGTTTCAGCAAGCCGTCGTCTTCGGCAGTGTAGAACTTGCGACATGGCACAAAAGATAGAGCACCAGCAGGAGGATGCGCGACGTCGAGATCGAACATCTCAATTCCGCCCCGCTTAAGTCCTGCGAAAGTTTCGGGCGGGGTGAGCCAGTCCGACGATAAGCCAATACAAAATTCGTGTTCGGCCATAACTCATCTCCTAAAGAACGATCTCGTCGTCAGGATCGCCAGGCGCGATCAATGGTCCGCCGCTCGCGGCGTTCGCTTGGCGCGCGATCGTGCTGGCGCTCGACTGACGCGTGACACCCTTGTCGCTCAAGTCGCGCGCGATGGTCGCCTTGCGAATGAGCTTCATGGCAGCGAGCAGGAACTCGATCATGGTGTCCCGCGGCCAGGCTGTGAGCGGCTGCGACCAGTCGATGGCGCAGGTATCCGCGAGCTCGGGCAGGATCGCCGCGACACAGCCAGCGTCCCATGGCTGCGGATCGAGCGCCGTCATCCTGATGGTGCGCTCGGTGTCGAGATTTTCCGCAGTCGCCTGTTCGGCGCGCGTGCCAATCCAGGCGAACAAAATCGCAGCAAGGATCCATCCCCATTCGATGTCGCTCAATCGCCCGATCGGTGTACCGGACGGGATGGGGCCGTTCCGGACGACCTCACGCGCCCCCGCAATGGCGGCGGCGGTGGAGTCTCGCTGCCGCTGGTCCTCGATCGCGGACAGCGAGACCTCGCAAACGGTGTGGAGCTTCTTCACGACGCCCATCCCGGCCGTGCGATGGGGGGCGCAGCATTGGCGGGCGCCGCGGCTTGAGCTCCGCCTCCACCATCGAACGGCGGCGCCTGCTCGACCGGCTTCCATTCTTTCTTGTCGGGCGTGATGACCGCGGCGATAATATTTTTGTCCGGCCAATTCTCGCCCGGCTTATCCTTATTCGGCCCGCCCCTCTCGATGCCGACCCTCACGACGAAGGTCAGACCGTCGAAGTCCTTGAGGCTCACGGTGCGCGCCGCGCGCGCCGCCGGGCTCAGGTCGTCGGGCCGGATGTTGCGCGCAGATTCGAGAATGGTCCGCAGCGTGCCGAGGCTAATTTTCGCGGCTTCGGCATGTCCGTCGGTGGTGCCCGACATGATCATGTTGCTCCAGAACTTTCGCCGGGCATACTTCCCATCGACAACGACATACTCGACGTCGAGCATCTCGCAGCCGCCGTCCTTTGAACGCTTGCACATCCCATCTTCGCCGACGCCGCCGGCGCGAAGGTGCATTGTGACGGTTGCGATCGTGCCGTGCGGAATGAGGTCGAACTCGCGCGGCGGCGGGGCATCAGAGTAATCGTAGGGCATGGTGCGCCTCCTCTACTGTTGAGCGGGTTGCTCGGATGAAACGATGGTGAACGGTTTGCGCTCGCCGGGACGGGAGAGCTTTTCGATCAGCGCGCCGAGGTTCGGTGGCTCGAGTTGTTCGAGCCGGCCGGAACGGTCTTTGGCGGGATAGCCCCAAGCATTAGGGCTCGTGCAGATGAACGCGCGTATCGGCTTGCGATCGCCGAAATCGACCCATGTCATGGTGATGATTTCGTCGACGATCGCCGGCAACTCGCGGCCAGTCTTGCCGCCCTCAATTTGGGGCTGCCAGGTCGAGACGTTGAACTCGTCGGTGTTCTTCTCCAACACCGCTGCGAGCAGCACGGTTTTCTCGCGCGCGTGTTGCAATTGATTGAGCCACTGCACCGTGCTGCGGGCGTGCGCGCCGTAAATCGCGCGCAAATCCTTGCGCCCGCGATCACTGGTCGCCTCCGGTGCCAACTCTGCCGCTGCAAAGCTGAGCCGGGCGGCCGCAGTCAGGCTGTCAACGAACAGGATGCGATAGGCCGCAAGCTGCGCGAGCTCGGGGTTCTTCATCACCTCAGCATGATGCGATTCCGAATAGGCCGCGGTCGGCGGCAGGGCACGATTGATGCCGCCGAGAATGCACGCGATGTCGCGGCATTCGGACCATGTCCTGGGGCGCACACTGGCGACCGGCAGGTCGGCCACGGCGATATCGCCAGCCTCGATGTCCACAAACAGCGTGGTGGCGAGCATTTCAGCGCTCAGCGTACGCAAGAGGCTGGTCTTGCCAACGCCGCTCGGACCCACGACCAGAATCTTCGGGCCGCCTTTCTCTGCGAGGCGCTCGTCCGCGGTGATGATCCTCATGGCGCGCCCCCTTTGCTGCGCTCCGCGGCCATGGCGATTTCGGCGGCAAGCTTGAGCGGGATGACGACGAGGGGCTCACGGCGATCGGCACGAACGATCAGAAAATCGTGCCCCTCGAGCCAGCGATACAACTCGCGGAATCCGTTGCCCCGGCACTTCACTTCGGCGCGGCGATCGGTCCCGAGCAGCGGGATGGATACATCGCCGCCGAAGCGGCCGTGCGAGGCGCCAGAAAGAGGCACGCGCTCGGCGGCGATGCCGCGCTCCTGCAGGAAGCGAACGACGGCACGCTCGCCTCTGTTGCCCTTGTCTCGCGATGCACGTCCGCCACGGCTCATGGCACTCGGCTCTGGTCTTCAATGGGGCAAATTGACAAACGGGAAATCAGATCAGAAAAAGTGGGCGCCGCCCTCGCGAGCGGCGCCGTGACTTGGCTTAGCGCAAATAGGCCGCACCGTACTTTCCCATCGAGCCAAGGCCATTGTTGGCGTCGAAGATGTTGCCGCGCGACTTTTGAGTATGGCGGGGTTGCTTCCAGCTGCCGCGAAGCACTTCGCCATTGGTGCGGTCGACGAAGCAGTGCAGCGTGCGGTAATCCTTATAGACGCGGGCAATGCGGATGTAGCGCGGGCCAACATCCATCTCGAACCTGACCGTTTCCGGGTCATTACTGGCGAGCTGCTCGATGCCACGGAAGAAAGTGGCAAAAGCAATGTCGAAGTTCAAAGCAGTGTCGAAGTTCTGCCGGCCGTGGACCAAGGCGACGGCGATCAATGCAGACTCAGTGGCAGTGAGCGGCGGCCGCCGATGCCGGGACTTGTGGCCGTTCTTGACGATAGCCTGGGGGGTGAGTAAATGATCGTCGTTAGGCAGCATTGGGATACTCCATTGTTGCTGCATTCGGGACCG